GGGCATTGAGAAGATGATTGCGACCGCCGCCGAGAAGGGTCCGATCCTTGGTGCCTTCCAGCCGATGGGTCCGCAGTCCGTGGACAGCTCGCACAACATGGCCGACGCGCTGATGGCCCAGATCGACAGCGACCAAATCGATCCCGCCGACGCCAAGGAGTTTGACGAGGCTCTCCGCGCCGGTCTGCACTCTCCGAACAAAAGCGACCGCGAAGCCTACGCGCGGCAAATGGAAAACTGGCCCGGCATCATGAATGCCAAGGAGGCCAGCGAGTTCATGCGACCCGAAACCGGCTTCCCGGGCACCGGCAGGGCAGCGCTCGCAAAGTTCATGGACAAAAGCTACTGGCGCGACCGTGGTTTTCCGCATGTGGGGCAGACGCGCGCCGCCATCACTGAACCTGAGCTTCTGGATGCTCGCGGAAACATGGTTGGGCACAGGACTGTCGAGCTTGACCCCGAGGAAATGATCCGCAACGTACGAAACAGCGGCTTCATTCACTCGACGTACACTGAACCGACCGGCGGCAGATATGTCTCTGACGTCCCGCTCCTCCCGCGCCCGGATGTGTTCGCTGAACACGAGACGGCGATGCTGGCGAAGAACATCAGCGGTGGCCACACGGTCCACCCGTACGCCCCGACCAACCTCGGCCGGGCGACGTACCGCAAGATGACCGAGGAGCAGAAGCCTTGGGGCAATATCAACCAAGAAATGATCGACCGCACCGGCATGGCGACGGAGCGCATGAAGCGCTACGGCTTCAACACCGGCGGCTCTGTCCATGCTGACCCCACTGAGGCCCAGAAAGAGGCTGGAAACTACAAGAAGCACCACATCAGCTTCCAAGGCCTGCCGATCAGCATCGAGAACCCCAAGGGGACACTGCGCAAGGGCGACGGATGGAAGGTGCGTGTTCCGTACGATTACGGGTACATCAAGCGCACCGAGGGCGCTGACGGTGACCACGTCGACGTGTGCATCGGCCCTGACGCTGAGAGCGATCACGTCTTCATCGTCGACCAGCAAGACCACCGCACCGGCGACTTTGACGAGCACAAAGTCATGCTGGGTTATCGTACCCGCGAGGGCGCAACCAAGGCCTATCACGCCGGTTTTTCCGACGGCAAAGGTCGCATGTCCATGAAAGAATTCAAGAATTGGCTAAAGACCTGCGACACCAAGAAACCCGTCCGGAGCCAAGGCCACATCGACCGTGCATTGTCGATGACTTCGCGCTATAATGCACGTCACGACCGGGACGCCGGATAACCTCGAGGAGAACGCAATGGACGCCAAAAGCCTACGCGCGGCGATGAAGGAGAAGGCCAAGCGCCTTGCCTCCTCCTCGTCCGAAAAAGTCGATAGCTCGACTTTCACCCCAGCCGAACCGATGAACGCAGACGTGAAGACGGGTATGCGCCCGATCTCGCGCCGCGCTTTCAAAGCCGGTGGCAAAGTCGAAGGCGGCGAGAACGCCCGCCGCGCTGACCGCACCCCGCGCGGATTTCAGGAGAAGGTTGGCCTCGCCAACACGAACCAGAAGGACGCCAACGAAGAGCGCGAAGGCAAGAAGCACATCGGTGCCCTCAAGACTGGCGGCCGCGTCAAGAAGATGGGCGGCGGAGTGCTGGAACCCAAGGGCGAAGGCAAGTTGAATACCGGCCTGAACCCATATGAGGCTCTGCCGAAGCCTGACGGCAACCCCTTTAAGCCCGGCCCGGATCAGGTCAAAAAGGGCAACGACCTGATAGACGGTGGTCGTACCAAGGACCGCCCCGGACTGGCCTATTTTGATGCTGATGCCGCAAATCGTGCTTATGGCGACACCACCCGCCGCAAGGACGGTGGTCGTACCGCCAAGAAGAACGGCGGCATGGCCTGCGGCTCGGATCAGGACGCGATCTCTTCGGCTGGCCCCGATGAAGGCGGCCGCGAGCCCAAGAAGCGTGGCGGTAAGGCCATGGGCGGCGGCATGCACATGATGCCCGACGGCGGCATGATGGCCAACAAGGCGCACGGCATGAAGAAGGGCGGCATGGTCGAAGGCTCTGCCAAGGACAAGCGCGAAGACAAAATGCTTGCCAAGAAGCACGGCATGTCGATGAAGGAGTGGGAAGCCTCTCCGGAAGACAAGAAGCACGACGCGCCGAAGAAGAAGTCTGGCGGCGGCCTCTATGCCAACATCCACGCCAAGCGTGAGCGCATTGAAGACGGCTCGAAAGAGAAGATGCGCAAGCCGGGCTCCAAGGGTGCACCGACTGCCGAGGCCTTCAAAGCTTCCGAGCGCACCGCGCGCAAGGACGGTGGCCGCACCGGCAAGGGCAAGACCAACATCAACATCATCATCTCGCCCCGGCACGATGGTGATATGGGCACCATGGCACCCCGTCAGGCTCCGATGCCTGCACCGATGCCGCGCCCCGCGATGCCCATGCCGATGCCTGCAGCGGCTCCCGCACCCATGCCGCACCCCGGCGGTATGCCTCCGGGCCTTGGCGCTGCACTGGCTGGCGCAGCTGGCGCAGGCCCCGTGCCTCCGATGCCGGGTGGTATGCCTCCCATGGCTCGTAAGGACGGTGGCAAGGTCTACCCAAAGATGCGCTTCGGCGCTGGCTCAGGCGAAGGTCGCCTTGAGAAGATTGAGAAGTACGGCAAAAACGCCTAACTCTCTGGTGGTCCCCGGCAACACCTCCCTCTGCCGGGGACCCCACCAATACACCCCACCAATACAACGGATGATGATAAACATGATGACGACGATGGACGCCTTTCGGCGCGAGCTTACCAAGCTCATTGAAGACCGTAGGAAAAACATGATCGAGAATGTGACGTCTGGTCTTGCGATCACGACGCACGATCAATACCGTGAGTACGTCGGTCGGCTCTCGGAACAGAGAGAAATCATTGATTTGATGGATGAGGCCGAAACCAACGTGAACAAGAGATAGGACAATCATGCCGCATATGATTATGAGCCACGAAGACGACCCCAAGAACAAAATTCTTGAGGATTTGGGCGATCTTTCCGAGATCGAACTGTTCCACAACCAAGTGCTGCTGGCCGTCTACCTGCGCCCGCAGAAGACCAAGTCGGGTCTGTACCTGACCGACAAACACGTCGACGAAGACCGTCACCAGTCCAAGGTCGGCCTTCTGGTCAAGAGCGGGCCGCAGGCGTTCGAGCAGGACGGCAACTGGTTCTCTGGCCTGAACTTCTCAGACCACGACTGGTTGGTGTTCCGCCCGTCTGACGGCTGGTCGATCACCGTGAACGGTGTGCTCTGCCGCATCTTCGACGACATCAACATTCGGGGCCGCGTTCCGCACCCTGACGCAGTCTGGTAATGGAGGCCAACATGTCCGATCAGGAACAAGCCGAAGACCTCGAGGTCCAACTGGACATCGAAGAGGAAGAGGAGCAGTCCGAGGCTCCGGAGATCGTAAAGCCTGAGGAAGGCGTTGACGAACTCAAGCGCCAGCTGGACGCAGAGCGCGCCCGCAGGATGGATGCCGAGCGCAAAGCCCACGAGGCTGGCGAGCGCGAGCGTATGGCCCGCAACGACAAGGACGACAGCGATATCCAGCTGGTGGCCAACGCCATCCAGACGCTGAACCGTGACAGCGAAATCCTGAAGGCCAACTATGCGATGGCCCTCAAGAACGGCGACTTCACAAAGGCCGCCGAGATCAACAGCGAGATGAACGAGACCGCAGCGCAGCTTCAGCAGCTGAACAACGGTCTTGAGGCGATGAAGGCCAAGCCGAAGGCTCAGCCCCAGCCGCCGCGCAGCTCTGACCCCGTGGAGGCGTTTGCGGCGCAACTGACCCCACGGTCGGCCGACTGGGTTCGTGCGCACCCCGAGTTCGTCAAGGACGCCCGCCTGAACCGCAAGATGATTGCGGCTCACGAGCTGGCTGTCGCTGACGGCTACACCCCGGACACCGACGGGTACTTCTCGGCAATCGAGCAGACCCTGAAGGTGAGCCAGCCTAAGGCGCAGCCTGAAGAGGATGCATCCGCATCTGCAGCCAAGGTCACCCAGCGCCGTGACGCAGCCCCTGCGGCCGCTCCCGTGAGCCGTGGCGGGTCCAACCGCAGCAATGTCGTCCGGTTGACGGCGGCAGAGCGCGAGATGGCAGAGATGATGAACATGAAGCCCGAGGACTACGCCAAGAACAAGATGGCGCTCCAGAAAGAAGGTAAACTGCAATGAGCACTGAGTTTGAAAAGGTCCGTCCCACCATGCGTCCCAACGCCAAGGCCGAGGAAAGCCCCCGCGACCGCGCAGCCCGCAAGGCCGCAGAGCTTCGCTCTCACCGTGACGGCAACCTCGACGACGGCACCGACGAATTCTACGTCGAGCCCGGCGTCATCCCTGACGGCTGGACCTACGAGTGGAAGACCAAGACCATTCTGGGCGCGGAAGACCCGGCACACCAAGTCAAGCCAGCTCTCCGCAGCCCCGGCTGGCCAGTTCGAACGCTCCAACAAGGGCAACGAGATGGCGAAGATCAAGAAGGGGTATGAAGCCATGCCGATCCCTGAGGCATGATTAAGGCCGTCACGATCTACAACAAGATCGACCGCCTCAGAAAAGCGATACGGCGGGAGGGAACTCCCGCCGTTCAAGAGGCTTGGGACAATCTCGAGCCCTACGTCTCCACGTTTATGAACGGAGGGGCGACAAATAAAGCGCCCCAAAACGATACTGACGACCGTTAAGGGTGACCCTTTGACAATCTGGTTGTGACGTGAGAGTATGCAGCCACTCTCCGCTCGGTGCGGAAGATTGAAACCCACGGTTCTACACTCGCCCCGGTGCGCGATGATGGACCTCCTGCAAAGGAGATACCCGTTATGGCGAACACCTCCGCGCCTTTCGGTTTCCGGCAGTACAGCGGCAACGGGTCGGCACCGACCTACGAACAAATTGCCGTTCGCATTGCCTACAACGCCTCCGCCATCTTCTATGGCGACCCCGTCCTTCCTGATGCAAACGGCTATGTCGTTGTCGGCGCTCCCGGCACGACCCAGATCGCTGGCGTCTTCCAAGGCTGCAAGTACCTCTCGGTTTCGCAAAAGCGTACCGTGTGGTCGAACTACTGGCCCGGCTCGGATGTTGCCTCCTCGCAGACTGTCGAGGGCTACATCGTCAACGATCCGAACGCCAAGTTCATCGCCCAGACCGGCGCTACCGGCGCTACCGCTGCTGACATCAATGCGAACGTGAACTTCGCCATTGGTACCGGCAACACCATGAGCGGTATTTCCGGCGCATCCGTGGGGCTTATAACCTCGTCATCGTGGCCTTCAACAACGTCAGCACCAAACAGCTGACCGGCATCTGAGGAGCATGAAACATGGCTGTCAATCTCTCCGCCATTAAAGACCTTCTGCTCCCCGGCCTCCGTGGCGTTGAAGGCAAGTACGAGATGATCCCGTCTCAGTACGACAAAATCTTCACGAAGCACAATTCCAAGATGGCTCTCGAGCGTACTGCCGAGATGCGCTACCTTGGCTTTGCGCAGTTGAAGACTGAAGGTGGCCAAACCGCGTTCGACAACAACGCCGGTGAGCGCTTCATCTACAACCAAGAGCACGTTGAAATCGGTCTGGGCTACGCGATCACCCGCAAAGCCGTCGACGACAACCTGTACAAAACCCAGTTCGCCCCGTCGAACCTCGGTCTGATCGAGAGCTTCCAGCAGACCAAGGAAATCTACGGTGCAAACGTCCTGAACACCGCGACGACCTACAATGGCGCAATCGGTGGTGACGGCGTGGCGCTTTGCTCCACCAACCACCCCATCGACGGCGGCACTGTTGCAAACACCCCGACCACCCAAGTGGAATTGAACGAAGCGACCCTGCTGAATGGCATGATCTCGATCCGTACCAACTTCCGCGATCAGGCTGGCCTGAAAGTGTTCGCTCGCGGCCGTAAGCTGGTCGTTCCGCCGCAGTTGGAACCGGTCGCAATCCGCCTGACGAAGACGGAACTGCGTCCCGGCACCGCCGACAACGACGTGAACGCAATCATGTCGACCGCTGGCGGCCTGCCCGAAGGATACATGGTCAACGACTTCTTGACCTCGGCATCCAACTGGTTCCTGCTGACCAACATCGACGGCCTGTCGTACATGGAGCGTGTGAAGTTCGAAACCGACATGCAAGTCGATTTCGTTACGGATAACCTTCTGGTCAAGGGCTACGAGCGGTACTCCTTCGGGTACTACAACTGGCGCTCGATCTTCGGTTCGTTCCCCTCCTAAGGGACAGAACTTGGGGGAGCCTTCGGGCTCCCCTACCCCTTTTCTGGGCTGAAACTCCGTCCTGACCGCGCCCAGCGGACTTTGCACAGACAGGGCGGTCACCGTGCAAGGAGATGCCCAAATGGGTACTACCACTTTCAGCGGCCCCGTCCGCTCCGGCACCCTGAAGACCGGCGAAACCAATGGCCCGAACCTCGGC